GTTGGTGGCCGGCATTGATCCGTCTGGCTTGATGACCGGCGCCGGTCCAGCTCCTGCGTCCAGGGTGAGCGTCGTGTGACCGGCGTCGTTGAGACTCGAGAAGAGGATCTGACTTCGAACGACGAGGCCTGTCTGATATGAACTTATCAGAGGCTGAACGACGGCCTTCATGGCGTTCTGAGTGCCAGTGTCGATCGCAAAGTTGACGAGTTGCGCCTGCGCCGACTTCGCGACTTGATAGAGGTCACCTCCAGCAATCCAATTGCCTCCATTTGGAGTCATGCCGGAGAGCGTGATCCAGTTGGTCAATTCACGTTGATTTTCTTCAAATGCCGCCGCCGAAGGAATCGAGCCCTGTCGACCGATCGATGGATCACCGTTGACGTAGGGCGCCAGCGGATCAGAAACACCATATGGTTGCTGATACTTCATGGTCTTGCATCCTCTCTCTTACGGCGTTCCCGCAAATGGATCATTCGGCGTCATCACTCCATAGTCAAACAGAACTTCGGTGTGCGACGGCTTCCACCTCTCGAAGAGGCACTCCAGGTCAGTGTTGCGACCGATGATCAAGTGCGGATCCACGCCGGCCTGTCCACTCCCACAGCGAAACCACGTCAGCGTCGCACCGCTGATGTGGACGGTCCAATAAAATCGCATCTCCGGAGGACCAATGTACCACCGATATTCTCCATTCAGCAGGTTGACCGTGTCGACCGGAGGAGTTCGAGTGTCTCCGACCTGAGACAGGCCAGCTGTGAATGGTGAATACTCCGTTATGGTGACCGTCAGGCCGAGGAGATTGTATGCGACCTCATTGATGAAGAAATTTCTGGACTGTGCGCCCAGCAGGGTCATCTTGAACAGCAGCATCTGCTGGCGCTGAGCGATGGTGCTCTGGGTCTGGAAGCATGGATCGGGGAGGCCCCAGTTGCGCTCCCAATCAGGAAGCAACTCTATGGTCTTGCGCGGATCGCTCTCCTGCTCCAGGAGGTCAGCGGCCCTCGCGTCGACCGTACCCCAGTAGTCGCACAGTCCGTCGATCGTCTGCCACAGGATGCCGTCCATGAAGCGCTTGGGCCACGCCTGGCCCTCCGGCAGGAGCGTGAGAAACGCCTCACGGTAATCATTTCCTGTCCTGCGAACGTGACGATCGGTCATGATGGAGCTGGAGGCGGAGCTGGTTCTACGTAGAGCGTACCCATCACTCCCATGTATCCAGGAGCTGGCATCACGTCGTCGGCGTCATTGAGGAGCTGGAATGAAACGACGTTCGGAGAGTTCATGATCGCGAATGACTTCCACGACGCGTATATGGTCTGGCCCGGAGCCGCCTTCTCGAACAGCATGTTCCTGATCGACGTCTCGATCTGAGCCTGAGTTTGATTCGTGAATATGGACAGCTGCCCGATGTTCACGTCGATCGGATACTTCAGGGGAGCCTCCACGTAGCAGTCCTTGACCGTGACGGGGCGCATCTGGTCTATGTAGGCCTGCACCGCGATGACGTCCTCAGGATATGGAAACCCGTCGTTGTCGGAGCGAAGGTCATCCATCATGAAGCGAACCGTGACCGTGCCGATCCCGAACTCGTTTCCAGCGCACCACGCCCTCGTCACCCCGGGAACGGCCAGCGCCCAGTTCTCATAGTCGGTCTTGTCACCTCCCATCGGAGGCTCTTGAATTCGCAGGAGGATGCGACCCCTCAGCTCCTCGTCGGTCTCCGTCTCATTTCCTCCATCCATCTCCAAGACGGTCGCGACTTGATCCAGATTGTGAGGAGGAGCTATGAAGGAAATCTCGGTGCCCGGCGGCAGGTTGCCAGCGGTTCCTGCAAAGATGGCGGTGACCGGTATCTGGGTTGGACCGACGCCGATCATGGCGTATTCGGTCGTCTGATAGGTGCCCTGAACTCCTCCAACTCCCAGCTGACTTCCGGCCGGAACATCGGTGGTGTTGACGCCCGTGGCGACTATTGTTCCGGTGGCCAAAGTTGCCTGCTTTCTCCCGATGCTTCCATCGGAGTTCACCAGCCAAATCTGACCATGCCTGTCCAGCCACTCGGTCTCCGCCGTATCAGGAAGCAACTGGAGCGCGAGCCAATCTATGTACTCGAGGGTGAGGAAGCACGTGGCTCCCTGGGCATCGCTCATCACCCTCAGCACGCTGTTGGGAATAGAGGCGTCGCTCCCAGGCAGCGAGCCGTGAAGCGAATCCCTGACCAGCGACCTGACCTGAAAGAGAGTTGGAGTTGACCACGGCATCAGCTTGGTATCTCCGTCCAGAGAATTTGAAACATCAGATCGACTGCTGCCTTCGGACCTCGAAAGAGTCGAACCTGGGCGTCGATCCTCTGAGCATCAACCCTCACGCTCACTACGTCGAATTGACTGGCGATCTTTCGATCCACGAACGGCTGCATGCAGTTCTTGATGTAGTTCGTGATCTTGGTCATGGTCGATCCCTGCTTGAAGTCGGGACTACTGATCGCGGACCTCTGCAGGAGCCACAGCTTGCTGCCGATCGGCCAGCCGTTCCATATCACGTCGGCGTCCATGTCTCCCCACCACCCCTGACGGTCGGAGCTGTCCGGGTCAGGGAGAATGTCGTCGACGCTGGCCAATGCGTTCGTGCCCAGGGCCACGGCCACCGCCGTGTGGAGGGCCTGGGCGTCGTCGAGTGTTCCGTCGGACAGAAGTCGCCAGTCGAGGGACACTCGCCCGAATGCGTCTCTGGTTGCAACCCCGTTCGCCATGACGTCCTAGCTAGGTTGGAATTGGTTGAGAAAGTCCGTTCGCGGCTCCGACGCCACCGGCGCTTCCCATCGAGACGGCAAACAATATGACGGAGACAGCGGACAACTTACCAACGTCGACGGAATTGCCGACGGACGACGCAAACGGAAGCAGGGTGATGGAACTGCCGGCCTGAGTCCAGTCGCTGAATATCGTGTTCAGCCGAACCAGGCGTATGTCCGGAGTGGTCTTCATCCGATCTTGCCCTTGCTGTTGACGCAGACCCCCGAAATCGTCACGAGGAAGTCGAACGATCCCTTGCCGGCCTCGGCTCCAAGATAGACGTTGTTGTCCGAATTGGCATGAACCAGCGTGGTGTCCTGCACCGCCATGTGGGCGGTGTCTCCGCTGATCCTGGTCTTGTCCTTGGTCACCTCCATGTATCGCTTCGACTTTTGATTGTCGCTGTAGCGAGACGTCTGACCAAGTTGCTGCTGACCTCCGCTGCCTGAACCAGTGCTGCTCGTGCCTCCGCCTCCTTGCTGCTGTTGACCGTCCTGCTCGCTGTCTTCATCGAGCAGGGCCATGCGAACCGTCTTGTCCCTCGGTGCGGTCCAGAAGCCTCCGTCGCTGGTCATGTGAAATTGCTGCTTGCGACCCTTGGTTGAGAACATGGCGCTGTCGCCCTTCGCCAACTCCTTCAGTCGATGGCGACGATCGTCCATGTTTCCGAAGACGGGAAAGCTCCTGTTGCCTCCCATGAACTGGACGAAGCTCTCGGCACTGTTGCCCATGCTTCCGTCCTGATTCTTGTCGGCGTCCATCACCACGCTGGTGAACCCGAAGTTCTGGGGTGATTCAATTCCACTCCTCTGTTCATTGGACATGAAGTTTCCGTTGCTCTCCTGCATGAGCTTGGAGTCATCTACGCCCGGGACGGTCGCCCGCGAACCTCCGGCGACGTAGGCCCTGAACGAAGTATTCAATGGCGTGGCTCTGTGCAATGTCACCTCCTAAATGTCAGTCGGCATCTTGCCGAGGATGTCGGGAGTCGACGTGTCTCCCGGCCTGATCGGCTGGGTATTCATCGACGTGTCATTGAGCGCCCACGGCTGCTTGAGATCAAGCACGGTCTGGGTCCCCATGTTGTTGTCCTGAGTGTAGGTGACGTTCTGAATCTTCATCATCATGTTCAGTGGACACATGGGCGAATAGACGAAGACGTTCTCCCCCGGCCACCAGAGATTCGAGTCGTCCCTGAACCAACCCTGCACGGTCACCGAGGCCTCGATCTGCGGCCCTTCGTGCCACAGCGCCTCATTCCTCGCTCGGTCCAAGACCTCCTGGTAGCTGCGAACGGGCTGCTCCGACGGAGTGATGAGGAGGCTGCCGCGAAGTCCGGTGCCTTGGACTTCTGCCTTGAGCTCTGAGACGGCCGTCCCGTGCTTGTCGTCGCTGCCGGTGCCCTGGGCGATCGTCAGGTACTTGTTGTAGACGTGCTCCTTGTGAATCACGCACTGGCAGGCCTTGATGTTCTGGCCCTCGATCAGCTGAGTGTTGACGACCGGCATGTTGTGCCGACCGATCGCCAGAAAATTTCCGAAGCTGTCATTTCCGAGGATGATCCCCCGAGGGCGAGCGATCCTCTCGAGGAAGTCGAAGATCAGCTCTCCGGGTTGATTCTGCAACTTCTCGAATGGAATCGAATTCAAGGTGCCGACTGGAATGACGCTGATCCCGTGAGGAGCGGTCACCTTGTCCGCGACCTGCTTCCAGGTCAACCCGTCGAAGCTGCCCGTATCCGTGTTGACGCTGGACCTGGCGCAGAGGGCCGACCAGCTCTTGCCGGAAATCTCGATCCCATGCCTCGCGGCGTCGTAGGCGACCTGCCTGACTTCGACGAAGCCCATGATGACCGGCACTCCGCCGAGGTTGATCTCGCAGGGAGCACCCGGCATGAACTGCGGGTCCTTGTACCACGTCGCCACCGTCGGCATGGAGAAGTCGCCCGAAGGCGGATCACGCTCCACGCTGGTGAACTTGAAGTATGACCACGGATCACCCCACTTCAACTGAACGTAGACGCTCTCCCAGTCCTGAAAGTTGATCCCTCCCACGATCAGCGTGGCCTGATTGCGATCGAACTGCGAATTGGATGGACGATATGGAAGCTCGTACTGACCTCCAGTGATGATGACGCGCTTCGGGATCGAAGTGGTGTCGACGGGAGGGTCGCTCACGACGCCAGCGCCTTTCCGGTCGGAGGACAGAAGAGCGGGTGAACCACCTTGTTCTCGTTGCGTATCTCGTCGTACCTGGAGGCGTCTCCGTAGAGCCTCTGAGAGATGATCAGCGACGGCAGGGGCTGGTGAAACTCGTAGTCCAGCATCATCGGAAGCGGACGAGCCGTCTCCACGAGGTAGTTGATGATCGCCGCCTTCAAGGCGACCAGGGTGACGTACGACATCTGGTCCATCGTGTCGGCCGCGGTCTCCTCCGCGTCGTGAAATGGCCAGTACAACTGGTCAATGAGCGTGTCGACGTCCTGACGACTGGTGAAGACCATCCCGGAGATGATCTTGCCCTCGTGGGCCATGCAGAGCTGAATGCTCCTGTCCCTGATCATGGTGGCCCCGAGGGTCAACGGACTTTCTGTAGTGAGGAGTATCCTCACCTGATCGAAGTGAAGCAAGTCGGCACCGGCGTTGCGGCAGGCGTTGAAGCAAGTGTCCAGCGGAGTGCCAAGCTGACCGTACGTCAGGAGCGCGGGAGTGTTCGTGAAGACCCACCCGATCACTTCCTTGGCGTAGGTCGCCGTCTGATCCTTGCTCTTGATGGTCGCCAGCAAGTTCGTCAGCAGTCGCCGAACGAGGGGAGTTGCTTCATTGACGTCGGCCTTCTCCATCTATCCCAATCCTCCGGCAGTGGTGCCTCCGAACAGGTTGTTGAACGTGGTGTTCTCCGTCGGAGGATCTGGTCCGGCCATGCCATTCACAGTCTGCTGCCTCAGGGTATCAGCCGCCGTATTCAGGGCCGTGTTGGAGTTCTGACTCGGGGTGAGGTACTGCGGAGGGAGCCCGTATTCGGCGAATTCCATGTCGAACGTGCAGTAGCCCCCGAAGCGATCCTCCTCGGTCAAGCGATAGCGGGTCACGACCACGTTCTCGAACGGGAGCGTATTCATGATCAGCGTACCCGGACCAACCGCCTCGAGCGCCTTGATCAGGTTGTCTCGCACGACCCGATAGTCCACGTTGTAGAGATTGCTGGATAATTCCAGCGTAGACGGGTGCGTGATGCAGTAGCCTCGAATGGTGAAGGCCTTGGCCCTTCGACCCATGTCCTCGGAGTACGGCAACTCCTTCTTCGGGAACTCGTGAGTGATGATCCTTCGACCGTTGTCCCTGCTGGTCGCCTCCGCGAAGAACGGCGCGTTGCGAAAAGACGCGGGCACCCAGTCATCGCGAAATGGAAGGTGTATGTCCTTGATGGTCGCCATCACGATCCTCAGTCAGGAGACATGTCAGCGTCGGATACGCTCTTCTCGTAGGTGTCCGGTGCATCCGGTCCACGCCTGGC